ACTGAAAATACAATTTATATTATTTCGGCTAAGACTAAGGTTGCAAAAATGCCGGAAGAACTATCATATAATTAATAACTTAAACCTAATTTTTATTATATTTATAAATGGAATCTTTCAATCTATCTTTAGAAAATCTACAGAAAGAATACCTTAAGAAACAATTTTTAAAAAATTTATATATTTATTATCTAAATAAAGGATATTATAATATTATCTATACACATCTTAATATTATATTTTCTGGATTATTTCTAATTTTTTATACAATTTTTTTATACAACTGTATAAAATGGAATAAAATAGTATATATTAAAACCCCGACTAATTTGAATGATATAATAGACCTAACTAACTTTTTTAGTTTTAATTTTTCTATCTCTATATTTTTTATAACATTTGTTGTTATATTGATATTTAGAGTAGTAAATCTTATAAACGATATATCATTATTTATATCGATTAAAGAATTCTATAATGACGAATTAGAAATAGAAGACAATGAATTAGGTATTATTAAGTGGAATACTGTTATTAATAAATTTAAAGATAAATATAATGATGATGATATAACTATTTACTATATTAATAATAAAATTACAAGTATAGATAATTATTTCATTAGTTTAGTAGATAAGAATATAATTAAGACTAAAAATATCAGTAAATTGTTTGAATGGAATATAAAATATTGTTTTATTAATTCACTTTATTCAAAAAATAAACTAGACACAAAGTTTATACATAAAACTGATGATTTTTATAAAGAAATAGAAAAAAAGATTCTTAGTGTTATAGTTGTAAATTTTTTGTTTATGCCATTCATTATAAATTATATGATGTTGTACAATATATTTAATTATGGGGAAAAATTATATACAAATCCATCCTATTTGTTTAATAGAAGTTGGACTAGACTAGCAAAATGGAAATTTAGGAATTATAATGAATTGGATCATGAATTTAATGAACGATTAGTAAAATCTGATAGAATTTGCAATGAATATTCTAACTTATTTAATAATAAAATATTAGAAACTATAAGCAGTTTTCTTTTATTTATCCTAAGTTCTATTTTCGTAACATTCATATTATTTAGTGTAATCAATGAAAAATTGTTAATAAATCTGTATGTTATTGAAAACAAACAAATGTTCTGGTTTATGGGTATAATAGGTTCTTTTATAGCTATTTTGCGTACAACAGTTAATAAAAATATCGATTGTTACCCAAATGAAAAGATGAAAGAACTAAAACAAAATATTAATTCTATACCAGATACATGGTTAGAAGTAAAAAATTCTGAATTTTTTAAATATAATAAGAATAAATTAATTATTATTGTGTATGATTTTTTTTACACGATAAATGCACCATTTGATTTGTTCTATTTATATCTTGATAGAAACCGAATCTTTGATTTTTTGAATAATATAACAATAAATTCGGCCCAATACGGTCATATAAATAAATATTCATTATTTGATAATAATTTTATTATTAATGATGATAAAAAAAAATCTGATTCATTAGAAACATTTAGAAATAATAATACTTAACCTATAATAGGTATTATCAATTCTCCAGATGATTGTATAAACATTTTAACAATAAGAGAATCTGAAATACGTTCTAGATAAATAAAGGAACCGGGTAATATATTTATATCACTTCTATTTGAATTCATTAATCTTATTTTATTGTATACATTTTTAACAATAGTTTTTTTACTAATTTGATTGTTATTGTTACCAGTTAAGAAACATTCAAAGGCGACATCTGTAAATCTAAGACCTGTATTCAATATATCAATTTGGAAAAAGTTTTTGGATATAATAGTATTATTATTAAATACGAACAAACTCTTATGGTTGTAACCTTCTAAATCAACTGAAATCATATTTTTAGATAAATTGTTATTTTGTTTGTTTTTATTGAACCTAACAATACTATTATTTTTTACTGGGAGTATATCCCCTTTATTTATATCTATTATATCATTACCTTTTTCTCCTAACTCGCCAAAAACACTATTAGCTTGTAATTTAGTTGGGATAAAATTCTGATTTGCAATACCTTCTAGTGAAATCGCTAATTTTAGGGCAATGTTAGGTTCTGTTAAAATATCCTTTGTATTAGAGATTTTACCTGTTCCAAATTTACCAAAATTCTGATTCCACTGTGGATTTAGACCGAGTATAGTAGTGCTAATACCATTATTATACCATACCTTAGAAGCAAACATACCATCTGTTCCATTCATACTATTAGATGATTTAAGATCATTAAAAATGGTAGGTGTCATATTATCTGGTAATTTTTCTCCCCAGTTGTTAATTGCCTTTAATTTATTATTTGAATCTACAAAAACGTTAAAGAAATTTATCATAACATAAATTAATGTTACAGTTGAATCAGTCTGTGGTGTATCAAATTCTAATTTAAGAGAACGTTTTTTATTATTATTGTTATTTAGATATCCATTAATTTTTGTTTCTGAATCTGTTTTATGTTTATTATTTGAAAAATCTATAAGATATATATGTTTTTTGGGAACTTGACCATGACTAGTAAGAGTTACAACTCTTCTATAGTATATAGCATCTAATTTTGGATTAGATGTAACCCATTGCTTGTCGTCATTATCTACATGAACGGTTAAATAATTAAATCCATCATGTGTATCCCAAGGACCCGGGACATCACTACTATATTTAAATATATCATTTGGATTTAGATCTGTATCAGAATTTGTGTATACTGTAAATAATCCGGTTGTACCAGGAATATTAGGTATAACCAATGGATCAGCAGTCTCAGTAGTATCTGGATCTGCAATTCTAGCATCTTTTCTAAATACAAAATATACGAATTTTACAGGGCCATCTGTTAAAACATCCCTACAAATGATTTCGTTATTCTCAACTGGTTTATGTTCCATAGCAAAATTATCAAAATAAACTCTGTAAGGTGTATTTATATTTTTATAAGAATCATACAAACTATCAATTGTATTTTTTAATTGCGAATCACCATTATTATTATTTGCCCTTATACTATCATAGATAATCTGAATAGATTTAATTTTTTTATCTTTAAATGTAGAATAGGATACAGAGCCAGACGTTACAACTAAATTCTTAATAGGTCTTGTTTTTATAGAAATAGACAAACACATTTCGCGGATATTATTACTTTTATTTACAAGAAAATGTGGGAAAGCACTTTCATTATTTTTTGAAAACCAAAAATGTAATGGTACATAAATAACGGACGGGTGTATTTTAAATTTCTGTAATGTTGGTGTTGCGGATACCTTTCCTATAGTATTCCATTCTTCACTATTTTGGTCGTGTAATTCATTATAAATATCTAGCCATAATCCATAGTCCGTTTTTTTTGTAATAATTTCTTTTCCGAATGCACTTAATGTTATACTTTCAATTAAAGCATGTCCAATATTATCAACCCAATTTAAATATTGTGGGTCTTGTGCAACAACTACCGCATCTCTTTCAGCTTCTGTCAGGAGTGCTGGTAGTTCTACACGTAGAGTCATATCAGTAATCCATCCATCAAAATTTTCATCTATATGAATTGGACCAAATGTTCTTCCAAAATCCGCATCATTCCCATTATTAAACTCTTTTACTGTTTTCTTTTTTTCAAAATAATCAAAAATAACAGGTTCTGGATTATATAGATTGAATTTTTTATTATTTGATAAAAAGTCTTTTGCCATTATTATTAATATATATTATTATTCAGTTGTTTAAACTTTAATTAAATTCTATTTGTATATTAATATGGTTATCGAAAAAGATTGTGAAACTGATGCTAAATTTGAAAGTATTACATTTGTTAAGAACACTACTTCGCTTGATGAGACATCTATTGCAACATTTGAACATATTTATTATGATCCGGTCAAGGATAGGATTGTTACCGATAGAGCACTAGAAACCACTCTTAATTCATTGTTTTTAGGAGAACATCATAAAATGAGTTCAGGTGGAGAAAATATATTCTTTACAAATCTTTCAAGCAATATAAATTGGTATCCTTCATGGGGTGGTTTAAGAGATCATAGTGTTTTAGCAAATCAATCATCATCTGGTGTAATATCTCCTTCTGCAAGAGTTTATAAATCATATGTACCACGTCCCTTGGGAGGAAATCCTGTTCCAGGTACATCTATATTCTATTCGGGTACAAATTTTTTTGGGGGTAATATTCAGGGTGTTGGTGTTAAGACCGTTATAGCTGAACCTATTTCAGCAGATATTGTTTTAAGATATGAACTATCTGTTAATAATGTTAGGACCTACGTTCAATATAATAATACGCATAATGGGTTTTCTGTTGGAGATGACTTGGAGTGGTGGTTCGACCACCCAATTGATATAGTCGCTGGTTCAACAAATACTGTAAATATTAATAAAATAAATAGTGAAGGGGTCGACACAGGTTATCTTCGTGTTTATGAAGGAGATGTTCCTGCGGTTCCGGTAGGTTCACCCGCAGGCACAGCAGCAATTCCAAGATATCAAACATCAGTAATGTCTAGATTATTTGTAGATAAATCTATATGTTTTGAATCAGATTTAGAAATATTAGACCTTGATGGTTTTTATAATATTTATGTTAATCCGTTGTATACTGGTAACGATTCAAATGGAACTTTACTAAAACCATATATTAGTATATCGGATGCTGTTACAAATTCAACATTAACAAATAATAAAATTTTTATCCAGGGAGACAATATAATAACATCTGAAATTATTTTACCGCGTAGTTTAAGTTTTTTTGGGTTAGATGGAACAAAAATAAGATATCAAACGTTTGATGTTTCTAATGAGAATATTTTTAAATTTATAGGAACGGATAATACATTAGAATTTTTATTCAAAAATATAGAATTTAGTAATGCTGGCGACTATGCACTAAATATAACAAATTCAACTAGATTAGATGTAATAGATTGTAGTTTTTATACTAACGGATGGAATGGAACAAATCTTAATACAGTAGTATCTTCTACTATTAGTAATGTATATGGTTATGATTCTACAAATGTAAATTTAGACAATTTTTTTAATTCAGCTGATATATCAAGCAATAGTGGAGCGGTTTTATTAGAAAATATTAATACATTACAGATAGTAGGTAATAAATTTATTAAAAATAATGGTAGTATTAGAATTATAGATTGTGGTATAGGAAGCACTGTATTTATTACAAGAAATGTTTCTTCACAAAATGTAGGGGTTGGTATATCCTTGGAATCAGGCACTCTTCTAGGATGTCAAAATATTACAACGTTGATGAATTATAGTTCATTTAATGCTAATAATGGATTATCGGTTGTTGGTGGTATTAATAATAAATTTTCTCAAAACGAAGTAAATGGTAATTGGAATGCTGGATTTTATGCTTCTGGTGCGGTTAACACGACTTTAAGAGATAGTGGATTATATGATAACAACCGGTCTTTATTTACTGGTATAGGTACTGATAGTAATTCTAAAGCAACTATACATTTAAATGAAGAATCTGATTTAATAAAAAATCAATTACAGACTAATACTTTATCTAAATTTATAGTTGAAATTCTAGATACACAAATACATAATACTGGACTAGGTTCTAATACGAGTAAAATAGGTATATATATATCTGTAAATATAGGAAGTCTACCTGATTCTGACAAAAATATAATAAAAATAGATGATGTTGGATTTATAGGTCAGTATTATGCCGTAGATTTAACTGAAGTAAATATTACAAACATAAGATTATCATTAGGAGATAACTCTTATCAGAATATAGGATTATATGCAGTAACTACACCTTTAGGCGGTATGTATTCCGAACTACCATTTTCTAATCATATTATGGAGGTGCCACAATTAGATGTTTATGTAGATACAATAAAAAATATAATATCTCTAAAAGAAGGTATTGGAGGAAATGTGATAAATAATTATGCAGTAAATGAACTACAATCTATTAATCACACTACACATATAAATATTATTCAAAAAGGTAGTAATAAAATACAATTAAGAGGACTTGAATTAGGACAGATATCAATAAATGGAGTTTCGGCGGGGGAAACATTATCGTTTATAAATAATTCGTTAAATGCGGTTTTTAATATGGATTTAACAAAATACAAAGAATTTTTTATTTCAGAAGTAGGATTAAACCCTGGTAATATTTTACCGGCACAAACCGACAATTGGTATATATCATATGGGATTCGAATAAATGAAAAGGTATTAGTTGGAGAAATGGTAACAGATTTAGAAGACAAACAACCATTTTATAATGGTAATTTATTAGAAAAAGGACATCAATATACGTGGACACACGATACAGTTGGTGAATATATTATAGGATTATGGGTTGGTGCAGAAACTCCTGTAAATATTACAGAATCTAAAAAAATTTCTAACTGGGATGTTGCCTTTTCATTTAAACACAAAAATCCAATCAGTTTAAATAATCATGTTGCTGGAATGGGTCCAATAACTACTGATATAGGTGGATCTGTTGCCATAGACCTAAATTCAAGATATTCCGAAGGATATTATAATATTAATAATTCTACTAAATTATCTTTAAGATATGGTAACGATAACTACCTATATTTATTTGATGTTACAAATAATAAAAATACTATTATTGCGGCATCAAATACAGCATTAACTGGAGACAATCAAACTATATATTTTGCTGGTACAAATACTCCATCCGCAAGATTTCCAGTAATGCAAGAAAGTACAGATATATGGTCGTTCGTCCATGATTTAGATAGTTCTGAAAATAATGAATGGTCTGATGGTATTGAAGAAGATTCTATATTAAAATCAAATATGGAAATAAATCCAGGTGAAAAAATAAACATAGACCTTTCCTATTTTGGTAGAGGCGAGATATTTGGGCTTGGTTATACAGGTGCCTCTACAAATGTAAACAATGCCCCAGATACTATAACTGATTCATTTAAATATGAAACAACCGAAACTATTCTAGTAGACCCGGTTTTTTGGAATATAAATGTAAATTCAGTCAACTATCAAGTCGATAATAGATGGAAAAAATTAAATGTGTTGTCTAATGTAGGTATTATATCATTAAGATATTATAGTGATAATACCTTAGTTTTATTTTCTGAAGATAATGATGACATAATAGCAACAAAAAACATAAATCTGGATGGAGACCCATTTAATTTATATTTTGGTGTAAACGAAGCTCACCCCTTTGAACGAATTCCATCTATTCAAAAATTTTCCTTGAATGAAGAGGAGAATGATAGTAATAGGATTACATGGTATTATATAGAAAGTCCAGATGGTGTTTTTCATTATCCACTCTTTAAAACACAAGAAGAAGCTAATACAATTGATAGAGTAGAAGGTGGAACCGGACAAAATACAACAATTACTTATGTTGATGATATAATTAACGGAACAATATGGTATAAACCTGTAACAAATTTTGTTAATAATGGAATAACCAATCCATCTGATGGAGTTTTTGGTAATTCTACTAATGTGTTATGGAATGAACAGGCTACTAACGATGATTCTAATTATGTCCCAACATTTACCAATATAACATATACAATCCAAGAAGGTAACCCTATAAATATCCCATATAAAACTTCAGGTGATACAAATACATATACAATAACAAATATACCGCTTGGATATACAAATACAGGAACAAATATAACCAGAAGTAAGGCTGAAGATATCACTAATGGTTATGGATTAATAATAACTCATGTTTTAAATGTTTCTAAATTTAATAATTATGGGTCTGTTCAGGGAACTATTACTATAAATATTCTTCCTGATTTATTAGGAAATGAATTTCAAATTATAGAAAAGGAAGATAGCGGGGTAATAAATAATATAAAATTTACTCAAGATGGAGGAAATACTGAATTAGAATTTAGTTCAGTTATATTTTATGCGGGGGAAACATATAAATTTTACATAGATGATTCAAGTATAGAAGCGACTGATGCTATTGAGATTGTATTAAATTCTGATGGTTCTACATATTTACCTGGTGTAAGTTATTCTACAGAAACAATAAGTACTGTTGGTTCGTTTATGCAATTTATTTTACCAGAAGATGTTCCACCTGTTAGTATTAAGTGGACTAGTGGGTCTGGTGAAGTAATTACTTTATCTTTAACAATAAATGGGTCTTCTTTGGTTGAGAATATATCAGGTATTATATTAGAAGGACCATCTGCAAATCAAACGGGTAATAATCTGTTTGATAATGGTGGTGGACACGGTTGGATGGGTTTTAATGAAACATTAAGTGCAGGACAGAGATTAATTTTACCAGGAGAATTTCTTAAAGATTTAGCATTAACTATGTCTGATAATAGCAATGTTTTGATTGGATTGAAAGATGACGCCTGGGGAAATTTTAAAATAGGTGCTACTGGATTAAAGGAAGAAGTTAGAATTGTTCTAACCAGAAATACTTCAACATCAGTAGATATTACTATTGGTATTAGTGCCGGTGTTACAATTAATAATATATCTACCAGTCCGAATGGATTAGAAAATATAGATGCCTTTATAGAGATACCTTCAACTGGTAATAATATTAAGATTGGATTTACTGAACCAGGTGTTACTGGTAGTTCAGATGTAATAACAACACCTTATAGTGATTGGACTACCGGTCATAAAGGTGATATTGGATCCCAATCGTATGTTATAAGTTCGATTGATATTCTTGTTTTCGGACTGGGTACAACTACAGCTTTGAATACAGATGATGTAGATTGGTCGGTGTTAACCAAAATTTTTGCCCCTGTAAATATTCTTTCTCCATGGTCTAAAGCAATAGATTTTACCTCAACTAACCATAATCTATCTAAAATTCAAACAACTTCTGTATCTTCTCCAATATCCCAGGATTTGAATACGACTGTAGTTGAACCAGTTACTTCTGGTAATACAACTAATGATAATAATGGTAGACCTTGGGCTACTTCAGTTGTCTTTAATGTTGATGGGGATACGACTAGTCAGTATATTTGGAATCAGGGAGACGGTGTTGGTAATGCGAATATATACCTAAAATATATTAATAATTCTGGTAGTGGTAACCTATTTTTTGGTTGGTCTGATAGTAGTTCAACCCCAAATGAAATATATATAGGTTTGGCATCTACAAATATTTGGACGGGAGTATATATAGGTTATAATGGAACAAGATTATCTTCATCTGATGCAACAGCTGCTAACTTAGCTGCTTGTTTCGATATTAGGCTTATGGATAGTAATAATCATTGGACTTTAGGTCCAAATATATCTACTACATCTCAATGGGGATTAGGTTCTTCTACTATTGGTATTGGTATGGATAATATTGTAAGTGGGTTATTTACTGTGGGTAAACCTTTTGATGGTCAAGTCGCTTCTATGGTTGTAACTACATTACGAATAAACTTTCTTATGCCAACAAATGCGGAAATATTACAATTAATAAAAGACCCAGTTAGATGGGTAACTGAATATAAAATTGACTCTCTTTATAGACCACCACATGTGAATTATAATAATGCTGATTTCCAATTAACGTGGGCGCCCTCGCGAGCTACACAAGTCTGGTTAATGGGAGATGGTATTCAAGATGGTTTTACAAATGGTATACGAAATTATATTTATACACGCGATTCGATAAATACTCAGTTAAATATTAATAACATGTTAGCGAGTAATATAATAGATATAACTATACCAAATTTATAATTGAATTATTTATTATTTTTATTTAATTGTATCTATATATATTAATATGGTAATTGAATCAAAATGTGATACAGATGCTAAATTTACTAATATTACATTTATAGATAATAATACAACTATAACAAGCGATGATAATAAAACTCTTGAACATATTTATTATAATCCAGATACTGATAGGATTGAAGCAGATAGGGCAATAGAAACTACTCTTAATTCATTGTTTTTAGGAGAAAAACATAAAATGAGTTCAGGTGGAGAAAATATATTCTTTACAAATCTTTCAAGCAATATAAATTGGTACCCACCCTGGGGAGGTATAACAGATCAAAAAATAGAAGATAACAGAACACAGCAAGGATTAATACATCCATCCGGGCGTGTATATCAAGATTTTAACCCAGTTCCACTTGGAGGTACACCTGTTACTGGTACTTCTATACCATATTATGGAAATAATTCATTCCCATTTAATATACAAGGGGTTGGTATTACTACACAGGTCGCTGAAGTTGTTCCTACTAATATAAAATTAAAATACGAATTTTCAATGAAAGGAATTGCTGTTTATAATCAGTTTTTAAAACACCCAACTGTTTTAGATCCTGCAGACCCAAATAGCAGATTATTAACTTGGTATTTTGATCACCCTATAGATATTACAGGTTCTGATTCAAATAGAGGAGTAAATACTGTATCTATTACAAAGTTCGATGAAAATGGGTTAAACCTAGGTTATCTTTTAGTATGCGAAGGTATAACGCCAGCGATTCCTCTAGATGAATTCGGAAACGAGATAGGTGCTGTAGCAATTCCTAGATATCAAACAACCGTTTTATCACGATTTTTTGATGATAAAGATATTTGTTTTGTAGATGATTTACAAATATTAGATATTGTTGGATTTCACAATATTTATGTAAATCCAGATTACCCAGATAATGATGAAACCGGTACAGTCTTAAAACCATTTAAAACGATTTCTGATGCGGTTAATTCATCTAGTTCTGGTGATAATATATTTATTAAAGGAGATAACATTATTACATCTGGAATTACATTACCACACAGTCTAAAATTTTATGGACTTGATGGAAGTAAAATTAGGTATGCATCATATTCACAAAATAATGAAACTATTTTTACAGTTGAAGGGAGTATAGGTTCTCAAAACAAGTTTGTTTTTAATAGTATAGATTTTAGATATTCTGGAAATTATGCTATAAAAATAAATTTATGTGAAAGTGTAGATATTATAGATTGTACCTTTTTATTTAATGGATGGAATGGAGTAGGTCTGGATACAGGTTCAGCGGAATCACTACCGACATATGGTTATAATAGTTCAAAAGCTAATTTAGGGACAAATAAAGATACAAATATGTCTGAGGGGGGGGCTATACAACTAAGTAATTTAAATGCAGTTCAACTAATAGGTAATAAAATACTTTATAATTTTGGTGCTATTAGATTACTAAGTTGCTGTAGATATGGTAATGGATTTATAACTAGAAATATAATTTCAAAGAATATAGAAAGTGGTATTTATTTAAATAAATTCAATCCTATACCAGATTCTTCATTTGGATGTTTTAATATTACAGTTCTTATGAATTATATATCATTTAATGCAGAAAATGGTATTTTTCTATGTACAGGAATGAATAACAAATTTTCTCAAAATGAAATAAATGGTAACTGGAATGCTGGATTTTGTTCATGGAGTGCTGGAAATATAACACTAAGAGATAGTGGGTTATATGATAATAATAGAACAGAATTTACAGGTTCAGGAAATGATGGACAAGCAAAGGGGTCTATCCAAATTAATGAAGGAACAGATACCTTTACAGGAAATGAATATAGACTAGATCAAAAAAGTGGAAATTTTATTATAGAAATTTTAGATACACAGATACATTATACAGGGGTTGGGTCGACTTCTTCTAAAATAGGAATATATATAGACCAACAGGTTGGTGATTTAAGTGATAACGATAAAAATATAATTAAAATAGACGATGTAGGATTTATAGGTCAGGATTATGCCATTGATTTATCTAATGTAGATCTATCTAATATTCGACTTTCATTAGGTGATAATTCATATCAATCAATAGGTGTAATGGCTGTAACTACACCATTAAATAATTCTAAATATTCTGAACTACCCTTTTCTAATCATGTTATGGCTGTCCCTATATTAGATGTTTTAGTTGATGTGTTAAATCATAGTATATCATTACTAGATGGTATTGGGGGAAATATTATAAATGTTTATTCTATTAATGAATTAGAATCAGTATTAGTTAACACCAATTATGTAAATATTATTCAAACTAATACGTATAAAATACAACTTAGAGGATTAACACATGGCAATGTTTATGTTAATGGAGTTGTAGCTGGTACTGATATTAACACTATGAATAATACCTTGAATGAAGCCTTTAGAATGAGTTTAATAAATTATAAATCTTTCTTAGTTTCCGAGATTGGATTAAATCCTGGAAATATTTTTCCTACACAAGTTGATAGTTGGAAAATAGCATATGGTGATAGAAAGGATGAAGTAATAACCGATAATTCGGTTGTTTCATCTATTAGTGACCAACAACCATTTTATAATGGTAATACATTAGAAAAAGGACATGAATTTACATGGACACACGATAATACTGGAGAATATACTATAGGTATATGGAGTGGGGCAGAAGAAGAGGTCTCAAGAAGTGGGGGAAATACCTTATCAAATTGGAGTGTGTCATTTTTATTTAGAAAAAATAATGGTGCACAAGGTATTACTGATAATGTTGCTAGTGAAGGAATAAAGAACACCAATATTGGGGGTTCAGTTGCTATTGACCTTAAATCAAGACATACTATAGGTTATTATAATATTACTAATAATACTAAATTCGCTTTAAGGTATGGTATGGATAATTACTTATATTTATTGGATATAACAAATAATACAGAAGTTATAATTGCGAGATCTAATAGTATATTGATAGGAAATAGTCAGATAATCTATTTTTCTGGTGATAATTCGCCAGATGCCGTATTTCCAGTGATACAAGAAAGAACAAATATATGGTCTGTTGTCCATAAGTTTGATACTTCGGAGAATGACGAATGGATTGATGGGGTTGAGGAGGATTCAATAATTAAATCAAACATGGAAATAAATCCGGGAGAAATGGTAAAAATATATTTAACCTATTATGGAAGAAGCGAACGTATTGGAATAAATTATACTGGTGCTTCTAGTGGAAATAATAATGCGCAAAATGATATTGTTAGTCATTTTATATATAGAAATAATGAAAGTATTGAACCAATAACAGATTGGACACCTAACACAAGTTCTTCTAACTGGGATTCTGGTAATAATTATTGGAATCATGTAAATAATGCTGGCGTAATATCATTAAGATATAATACAGATAATAGTTTAGTTTTATTTTCCGATGAAAAAAATGAAATTATAGCTACAAAAACAGTCCCATTAGATGGTACCGCCTTTAGTGTATATATTGGATTTAATGAAAGCCAACCATATGAAAGAATTCCGAAGATTAAAAAATTGTTAATAGAAAATGTAGAATATGGTGATAATTTAATAACGTGGTATTATATTGAAAGTCCCGATGGAAATTTTCAATATCCATTATTTAAAAGGGAAGAAGAAGCTAAATTAGTAGATACAATAGAAACAGGTTCAGGTACTTCTTCAACTATATCTTTTATAGATGATATTAGTAGAACAACATGGTATAAACCTGATACTAATTTTGTAAATAATGGAACTGTTAAACCACCACGTGGAGCATGGGGAGGGTCTACTGATATTATATGGAATGAACAAAAAACATTAGATGATTCTAATTATGCACCAACATTTAGTAATATCGTTCATACTACGCAAGAAAACACTGGTATAAATATTGAATTTAACACAGAAGGTAATACATATACATATGAATTTAATAATGGATTACCGATTGGTTATTCCCTAAATACTACAACTCCCCCAACAAGACTTCTAGGGACAACCGAAATAATTGAATTTAGTGTACCAATACAACATGTAATAGATGTAACTAAATCGAATAGTTTTGGTTCAGTAACAGGTCAAATTATTATAAATGTTTTACCTAATATAACATCTAATGAATTTACAGTTATATCAATTCCAGCCGATAATAATTTAAAATTAACCCAAGATAATGGTGTTACTGAATTAAGCATGTCAAATGAAGCAAACTCACCTATATTTAAAGCAGGCGAAACATATAAATTTAATTTGGACCATAGTAGTATAGTATCAACCGACGAATTAGATTTTTTCTTACTATCTGATATACAAATTCAGATATATGGTGGTGGTGCTACTGCTTATGGAACAGGAGTTACCACAAATGGGACTTTTGGTGATGCTGGTTCTTATGTACAAATAGAACTAGATGATGATGTTCCACCTCTATTTCTTAGATGGAAGGCCACTGATAGTATTACAAGAATAATAAATATTAGTATTGAAGATTCTACATTTGAAGATAATCAATTAGCTAAAACTGTTATAGGTCCGAGTTCTAATATAAATGGAACCCAAGTGACGGACAAAATATACGTAGAACTAAATGTTAAACTTCTACCTGGTCAACGATTAATTATACCAAAAGAATTTTTAAAATCTGCAACAACCGTTATGGATTCTTCTACAAATGATCCTGAACTAAATACTCCATTACAGATTGGAATAAAAAATACAACACTCTTTAATGAAAATGATCCTTTTTTTGATTCGTCTTCTAATCCAATAACATATTTAAATAACTTTGTTGGTGATCAAGTGTTATCAAAATTTATAAGACAAAATAGTGTAAGTATAGAAAATAATATGGTTGATGGTCTAATTGATATATCAAGCGAAAGTTTTAGTAATTTAGAATATGGTATGTTTATAGAAATTCCAATAGAAGGTGATACGGTTCGTATGGGTGTATGGGCTGAACCAGAATCAGGTAATGACCTGAACGGGAATCTAGTAGATGGGGGTGGTTATGATATTAATAATACACCATTCATAGACTGGCCTGGAAATAATAAAAATGTGTTTCAAACAAATATTATACCAAATACAGTTATACCATATTATACAGGAGCTCCGGTTGTATTTAGATTTGATGTTCAAAATAATTCAAGTGCAGGATTTGATCTAAATAATTTAGATTGGGATTCTATCTATAAAGTTGATTCCCCATTAGGTAGTAAAAATTTTAGAACAACAAACTGGAGTAAAGGAGTTGTGTTTAATAGTTCTAATAATAGACTAGTACTAAATAACACTAATAATTTATCTCATGTGTTATCACCTACATTAACATCAACCATTGATTTTGTTCCATTAAATCCAGATGATATTACTAAAACTAGTAAACCATCTAATATAAATAGTAAACCTTGGGCTTGTTCATTAGTGTTTAAACCTAGTACACAACTTAATAATCAATATATTTGGAATGAAGGTTCTGGTTCAGCATCTGATTCTACAAATATATATCTAAGAATAGAAAATAAGGTATTATATTTTGGATGGGGAAAACACATTTATCCATCTACAACTATTAGTGGAGTAACTACATTTACAAATGAATATAATGAATGTAAAATTTACACTCTAAGTGATTTAGAAATGACTGAATGGTGGGGTATTTATATTGGATTTAGGGGCGCAAGATTTAAAGCAACTGCGGATACAAATGTAACTAGTGAACAGGCATCACCACAAAATTTATCTGATGCGTTTGATATAAGAATAACTAGTAATTCATTAGGTTGGGATACATTATCACAATGTAGCATATTAGCTAATTGGACGAATGGTTCTTCTGGATTTTCGATGCTAAATAATCCAACACCTTTACTTACAGTTGGTTCTAGAAATAATGATAGAACATTTGAAGGTGGAACTATAGCAAGTATGGTTATTACAACCCTTCTTGGTGATTCTATAATGCCATCAGAAAGTGAAATTAAATTAATGATAATTGACCCAATTAAATGGACTAATAAACATAAATATGGACACGCATTTAGACAAAATAATTCAAGTAATGTAGCAAATAATATTGTTTGGAAAGATAATTCTAATACTACACAGGTTTGGTTAATGGGTGATTTAATTACTTACGATAGTTTTAGTTTAGGTATATCGACTTATAAGTCTCAACTAAACACATCTAGGTTATTATTCACGAATATGTTGGCATCAAATTTAATTAGTATAAATATTCCAGGGTTATAATTTATATTTTTTTTTTAAATTATAATTGTATATTAATATGGTTATTGAAACAAAAACCGAAACTGATTCAATATTTAATAGCGTTACTATAGGAAATTCAACTACTGGTTTAGATGGCACTAAGACATCTTCATTAGAACATATTTATTATGATCCGGTCAAGGATAGGATTGTTACTGATAGAGCTATAGAAACTACCTTAAATTCATTATTTTTAGGAAAACATCATAAAATGAGTTCAGGAGGAGAAAATATTTATTTTACAAATCTTTCTAGTGATATAAACTGGTATCCTGGATGGGGTGGTGTTTTAAAACAAGATGCAAAGGACGAGAACGGTGTATTAATTAACCAGCAACCTGGGGCTGGAGTGTATAAACCTTCCATGAGAGTTTTTCAAGAATATATTCCTCTTGCTCTTGGCGGTCAACCAAATCCAGGAACATCTATACCATATAGTGGTTCAAATACTTTTCCATTTAATATTTCTGGATTAGGTATTACTACAATGGTAGCCGAAACGATTCCATCGGATATGGTATTAAAGTATGAAATTGCTATTGCTGGAACTCCAGCATATGTTCAATATTTAGATAATCACGGCGGTAAAAGTCCGAATGAACTTTTAACATGGTTTTTTGACCATCCGTTAGATATAACAGGAACACAGGAAAATCCTGGATTAAATACGGTATCTATTTCAAAACTAGATGCAAACCGTAATTCTATAGGTATTCTAAAAGTTTGTCAGGGTCTTGATGAAATAAACTTTGGTGGTATACGTTATCAAACAACCGTATTATCAAGAAAGTTTACAGATAAAAATATAGCATATAAAGATGAATTAGAAAATTTACCAATCTTTTATGAAGGTCAAAACTTTTATGATATTTATATAAATATAACTTATGATAATAGTTTTGAGGATAGTAATGGCACGTTAGTAAAACCTTATATAACATTAGAAGCTGGTATAAATGCATCTACTCCGGGTGATAGAATATTTATTATAGGTGATTGTTTTATATCCTCTGAAATAATATTACCAAACCATAGTTTATCCTTTTATGGTTTAGATGGATCATCAATTAAATATACAACTTATAATACAACAAATAATACAAATTTATTAAAATTTACTGGCGTAAATAACACAGAGACCATTAAATTTAAAAATATTGAATTTTGTTTTGCAGGAGAATATGCTATAAATATAACAAACGCTAAACAAGTTGATATAATAGATTGTACTCTAAAGTTTAATGGGTGGAATGGTACAGGATTAAGCACAACATCTCCTTCAACATCATCTAGTTTAGGTTATAATACGACTAATCCAGACGATTTACAAGATTTTTATACAAATACTATACAATCTCTTGATGGTGGGGGTATTTATATTAACAACACCACAACAGTTCAAATTATAGGCAATCGAATACAAAAATGTTATAATCCAATCAAATTAATAAATTGTGGTATAAATGGTAATGGATTTATAACAAGAAATATTATTGGTGAAAATATACAAAGTGGTATCTATCTAGGAACAGATAATGATACAGGATGTGAAAATATGACAGTTTCAATGAATTATAGTTCTTATAATGCCAATACTGGTATATCTATTATTGGCGGTATTAATAATAAATTTTCTCAAAATGAAATTAATGGAAATTGGAATGCTGGGTTTTATAATTCAAGAGCAGTTAATACAACCTTTAGAGATTGTGGTTTATATAATAATAATAGAACTATTTATAATGGTATAGGGGAACAAACTGTGAAATCAAAAGCATCTATAGTAATTGATGAAGCTGATAGCACAACGCCTGGTGAAATTTCAATTAATACTGATGCTACTTTTATAATAGAGGTTCTTGATACACAAGTTCATTATACCGGAATTGATACTTCAAGTAATACTTCAATAGATTTAGGTGAAAAAACCGGTATTTATATAACACAAAATGTAGGTAATTTAGTTGATAGTCCTAAAAATATAATTAAAATAGATGATGTTGGATTTATTGGACAAAATTATGCAATTGATTTTTCAGATGTTAATGTTTCATCGCTAAGATTATCACTTGGAGATAACTCATATCAATCAATAGGAATAAAAACAATTAAAGATCCTCTAGGTGGTATGTATTCAGAATTACCATATTCTAATCACGTTATGCAAGTTCAAGAAGTTGATATAAAAACTGATTTGGACCTAAAAAAAACAATTAAACTTTGTGAAGGTCAGAATGGACACGTTATTAATGTTTATTATGTAAATGAATTAGAATCTATTGTTGTTGGTAGTAAAATTAATATTATTCAAAAAAAATCCAATAAAATACAGTTAAGAGGTCTAGAACTTAATAAGGTCTATATTAATGGTGTATTGCCTACCGCAAATGATATTCCTTCATTAAATAACACAATAAACGCGGCATTTAACATGATCCGTGATCAATTTGAAAGTTTTTTAATTTCTGATGTTGGATTAGATGGTAGAAATACTTTACCTGTTAGGGATAATATTTGGAAACAACAATTCGGTCCTCAAGCTAATACTATTATAACAACTAATATTGTTACTGATGCGAATAAAAACATCCAACCGTTTCGTTATATACCACACTCAAATTTAAGAAAAGGTAAAGAATATATTTGGACACATGATGACACTGAAGATTATATACTAGGATTTTGGAACAATAGTAATTCATCTACTACGCATAACGAAACAGATGTTTTCTTACCTGTTAAATGGAATTTTGCATTTAAGTTCACAGAAAATTTGGTTTGTAATACTACAGATGGTTCTGTGAATAGCGATATAGACACACGACATGTAAATGGATATTCTATCTCTAATTCTACATTATTAGCATTAAGATATAGTTATGATAATTTTGTCTATTTACTAGATATTACAAATGGTGGTAATCTTATAATCGGTAAAGCTAATTCCCCTCCTAATATTAGGTTTAGTTTTGGCGGTGGATTAAATTCTAAATTACCTATAATTCGAGAAACCAGTTCTATATGGGATATGGTTCATGATTATTCAGGAAGTGAAAATAAAGAATGGATTGATGGTATAAATAGCAAAACCGTATTGCGTTCTAATATGAAAATTTATCCTAATCAAAAAATTACATTAAATTTTGATTATTTGGGTAAGGATGAAACTATTGGGATGTTATATAATGGAGCTTCTTTTAGTAATTCTAACGCACCTACTTCATTGAGATATTATTTAAAATATAGTCTAACAACTAATGTCTTATTAGATCCAACAAATTCATGGATATTTGATACTTCTGCTTCAAACTATAATCCTGTATTAGAAGGGTGGAGTAGGGGAGCATCTAATTCTTTGGGTGAAATATCGGTATCATATAAAAGTGATAGTAGTATAGAAGTATTTTCTCAAACAGAAAATCAAACTATAGCAACTTTAAGATATAAATTAAGAGACCCGTTCTTTCAAATATATTTTGGAGCAGATACTTCCCATACTTTATCAGAAATACCAGTAATTAATAAATTTTCAATACTTAATACTGATATATATCCATATAATCAGACTTGGTATTATATTGAATCACCAGATGGAATATTTTATTATCCATTATTCAAAACATCTATCGAAGCAAGAGGTGTCGATGTTCTACTTGGTGGAGACGGAACACATCATACACATACATATGTTGTCGACCCATCAAATACTACATGGTATATGCCGACTAAAAATTCGGTTATGAATAATACTGATGGGGCTCCTCAAAATGGGATATGGAATAATCTAACAAATATACTATGGAACCAGATTTCAACTGAATCAGATGATGGATATAGACCATCTTCATATAATAATCTAGAATTCACATATCCTGAAAATACAACAAATATTTCTATACAGTTTAGACCAATGGATTCAAATAGTTATACACTAACTGGTCTTCCACCAGGATGGACTCAAGGAATAAATACAATAGATGGTAATGCAGAAGATTTATCGCATAGGGGTTATGGTAATATAAAAACTTATGTTGTTTATGTCACCAAAGCTAACACATATGGTTCGGTTGTAGGAACTATTACAATTAATATTAAACCAATTTTAGCTTCTAATGAATTTCAAGTTATAGAAGAAACAACGTCTGGTGGTGTAGTCGATGATATAAAGTTATCATTCAATTATGGAATAACGCTATTAAATCCAAGTTCTATAAGTTTATATGTAGGTAATTTATATAAATTTTTCCTAGATAATGATAGTGTAGAATCAAATGATGTCCTTGATATTGTTCTAGAATCGGATAACTCTATTGTATATACGACTGGTGTTACTAATATAGGTACAGTATCTAACGAAGGTGCCTATCTACAATTTGATATAGACGACGATGTTCCACCTGTTAAACTAAGATGGACAAGTGGTACTGGGGAAGTTATTCTTAAAAATTTAAATATTAACGGTTCAACCTATTCTCCACCAGTTACTGGTATAACACACGAAGGACCAGATACACTTACTGATTCTGTTGCAGATTCTAGCAATTGGTATTCAATAGATACACAATTTACCAATAACCAACGCATTCTTTTACCAGGTACATTACTAAAAGAAATTGCTTCCGAACTAGGAGATATTAATTCAACAGCAACAAGTTCATCTGTTATTATAGGGTTAAAAGGTACATCCTGGTCTAATACGGATAATGGTGATGGAACTTCAGGAACTGGATTTCTACATGAAATGGCTATAAAAATATCAAGAGGAAATGTTGGCGAATATATTATCAGTATGGTGAAGGATGGGTTAGCCCCTGGTGCAACAACTCATAATATTACATTTACAAGTTTAGTTGATATAGAAACAAATGGTAGTGCATTTATAGAGATTATAGGTTCTGGTGATGCGTTTAGATTAGCTATAACAAATGATACTACTAATAATAATATTTTAACAACTACTAATTTTGCGTGGAGTAATACTAAACGTTCGTCAGGAGTACAAGGATTTAATATTACAAATATAGACTTAATGATTTATTTTGATAAACAAGATGTAGATTTTGATTATGATAATGTTGATTGGACACAAATTTCGAGTATACCAGCAATTAGCGATAATATAATAACTAACTGGAGTAGAGCCCTAGATTTTAAAGGTGGTAATCAATATGCTATACTACCAAGAGTTCCGAATACCGATTTTACTAATACAGTTAATAGGTCTATTATTTTCCCAATGTCTATGAATGATTTTGCAAAGACAATTCCTGATGATGCTACGAATTCTACCAAATTTTCAAATGATGCGGATGCCAGACCTTGGTCTCTAGCAACAGTATTTATGATAGATGGAAATAATTCAGATCAACTAATTTTAGGTCAAATAGAAGGGTCTGCTTCAGACCAAGATAACATTATGCTTAAAGTAAATGCTTCTAGAGTTCTTTCATTACATTGGGGTCGAAATAATGATATTACTGGTCTTGCTTATAATGTATATAATATTCAAACTATATCAATTAATACTTGGTATGGGCTCTACATAGAACACACTGGTTGTAGATATAATGCAGCTGATTCAACTTCAACAAATTTAAATAAAGCCCTTCATTTTAAATTTGTTGATTTAACTAGTGGGGTTGTAACAGATAATCCAGGTACATGGACTATTACTGGACATAGAATAAATCTAAATATTAGTGGTGAATTCATGATTGGTGGAAGAACAACCGATAAATCATTCAATGGGAAAGTTGCTTCTTGTGTTGTAACTACTCAACTACGTGGTGCCGATTATCCTGTTAATGCTGAAGTATCTATGATGGTAAGAGATCCTGTTAAATGGCTTACTGATTATAAGATTGGACAAAACTTTAGAGTATCTAATGATGGTAATGTATATTCATCTGTGTTTGCTCTTAATGATAACTATAGTTCATATTCTACACAGGTTTGGTTGATGGGTGATACATCTCAAGATAGTTTCCCTTCTATTAAAAATTATGTTTATCCAGCATCTATAACTACACCACTTGACATGACAAATATGTTATCTACTGATATTGAAACCATATATGTTCCTGAGTTAAATTAATTAGAATTAATTTAAAGAAATAACCCTATAATTATATAAATATAGGTATGACTCTAATCGATGATTACCTTGAACTTCACCAAAAAAAAGAACTCGAACATGGTGAAAAAACTTGCGTTCTAATGCAAGTCGGTCATTTTTATGAAGTTTATGCGGTTGATAATCAAAAAGAACAAATAAACCATGAAAATATTAAACGTCTTTCTGAAATTATGAATGTACAAGTAACAAGAAAAAATAAAAATAAAACTGAAAATAATCGTGGTAATCCTATTATGATTGGGATCAATTTACTATCAGTTGAAAAATATATACAAATTTTAACAAACCATAATTATACCACTGTATTAGTTGAACAGGTTACAGACCCTCCAGAACCAGAAAGAAAAATCACTAACACAATTAGTCCAGGTACCAATATAAATTATGTATCAAATGGTGATTCAAGTAACCTACTTGTTATTTACATCGAAGAATCAAAACAGATTACTACTAAAGAAACAATTAATATCGGATTAAGTGTTGTTGATCTTTCTATTGGGAAAACAACCGTTTATGAAACATATTCTAAAACGGATGATAAAAATATTTCTCTGGATGATACCTACAGATTTATCCAAATTCATAACCCGAAGGAAATAGTTGTATGTTTGAATACTAATAGTCCTAAACTATCTGAAAAACAGATTTCTTCCTACCTTGAACTAGATAAATATGTAGCCCATTTTAAAAATACAGAAAAAAAATATATGGATTTATCTGGACAGAAAGAAATTCTGGAAAAGGTCTATATTAATCGCGGTATGCTATCTGCTATTGAATATATTGATATGGAATTTACACCATATGCTTTGATATCATTTGTAGCTTCTCTTGATTTTGCATATAAACATAACGAATACATTATAAACCGGATTGGAAAACCTATTATCTGGGAAGAGAAAAAACATATGGTTCTTACAAATAGTTCTGTTACACAATTAAATCTTGTAGACAATAATTATAATAATTATTCTAAATTTAGTAGTCTGTTTGGTGTTGTAAATAATACTAGTACAGCTATTGGTAAACGTCTTCTTAAAGATACACTACTTAACCCTATTATTAATAAATCAGAATTATCCAAAAGATATAGTTTTACTGAATCTATGTTGAATAGTTATAGTGAATACGAAGAACATCTTAAAAAAATTTCTGATATTGAAAGACTACACAGAAAAATTAGTCTTAAACTTATCCAGCCAGCTGATTTTGTTGGATTAGATATATCTTATAATAATATTCTTACTATTTTTGATATGTGTAAATCTAATGCCGAACTTGTTAAACTTATGCCATCTGAACATGATATCGCACATTTTGAAAATTTTATCAAAGAATACCGGCGTTTTTTTAATATGGATGAAATCTGCAAATACCATATTGGAAAAATTACAAATTCTTTTTTCAATGAAGGTATCTATCCTGAAATTGATGCAATTAAACATTCTATCGATACCAGTTTATCTCGCATTGAAACTATATCTAAAAAACTATCAAATCTATTAGAATGTGGTAGTAATACTGTTAAATCAGAATATACTATTTCTGAAGGTTATTCAATTTCTCTTACCAATAATAGAGCAACTGTACTAAAAAAGAAATTTATGTATACAAAATACACGAATATCAAAATAGATGATGATTTCTTTATTGATCCGAAAGAATTGAGATTTGTTAGTTCTAAAAAAAAATCTCAAACAAAACTAGAATGTGATAAAATTTCTCAATTATCTAAAAATATTTATATTAAAACCGAAATGATTGGTCGTTTAGTTAGAGACAAATTTTTTGAAGTTATTGAATTTCTTGATAAGAATTATATTGAAGACCTCAAATCTATTTCTGATTTTGTAGGTAATATTGATTTGTATAAATCTAATGCCAAAACCGCCTCTATCTATGGATATTCTAAACCAATTATTAACCAGCAATCTAGTAGTTATATTAATGCAAAAGACATTCGTCACCCTATTATTGAAAGAATCCAAACTGATGTCGACTATGTAACAAATGATATTTCTATCGGCGATACTACTAAAGGGGTTCTGTTATTTGGAACAAATGCCTCAGGTAAAAGTAGCCTTATGAAAGCACTCGGTCTAAATATTATTATGGCTCAATCTGGTATGTTTGTTCCTTCTTCACATTTTGAATATAGTCCTTATCACTATCTATTCACTAGAATTAATAATAATGATAACCTATTCAAAGGACATTCTTCTTTTGCGGTTGAAATGAATGAATTACGTGGAATTCTTAAAAGGGCGGATGACACCAGTCTTGTACTTGGTGATGAACTATGTTCAGGAACAGAAAGTATTTCAGCTCTATCTATTTTTGCTTCAAGTGTCCAGTTTCTAGTAAATAAAAAATCCAGTTTTATTTTTGCCACACATCTTCATGAATTGTGTAATCTTGATGTTATTAAAGAATTAAACGAAAGTATTAAACTATTCCACCTTAAAGTTATCTATGATAAAGAAAATGATAAACTAATTTATAATAGAAAACTAACAGAAGGTAGTGGTGATGCTATTTATGGATTGGAGGTTTGTCGGTCTATGGATATGGATAAATTATTTCTTGAAACAGCTAATAATATTAGAAAAAAGATTATGGGGATTGATAATAGTTTGCTGAATGGGAAAAAATCTAACTATAATTCTGAAGTCTATATTAATCGCTGTAAAATTTGTAATGAAATTGCTGAAGATGTTCACCATATCAAATTCCAGTGTTCTGCAAATAGTAATAATATGATCGGACATATACAAAAAGATACAAAATCTAATCTAGTCCAGCTCTGTAAAAAATGTCATGATGATGTACACAACAACAATCTTGAAATTAATGGATATATCAAAACTAATAAGGGTATCGAACTAGATTTTAGATATATTGATAAAAAGGAAATGGAAGTTAAAAAGAAAAACAGAAAAAAATTTAATGAAACACAGATACAAGAAATCAAACAATTTATTGATACATATAGTGGCACCCTAAACAATAAACTATTATGTTTAAAACTAGAAAATGATAAAAATATTAAAATCTCTTCTACACTACTAACAAAAATTAAAAATAATACATATTAACGTTTAAAAGATTTCAGTAATCTTTTCGAATATTTAGGTTTATTCCCCAATTTATTAATAATATTTTTTAAAAAAACCCTATGTTTTTTTGTCCTATATTTATTTTTTTTAAATTTTTTAATTTTTTTTGAAATTTTATTAACTGCCTTAATTTTATTTTTCCTACTATTATTTTTCATTATATTATATATTATAAGACTTAATTATTTCAACTAGTTCTTTTATTTCCCAAAATGGCATATTATAAAGAGTTGGGATGTAAACAAGAGAATTATTAAAATTTTCATCCTGTTCTTTTGTATCATAGTCAAAATTAAATAATTTATAGGTTGGATTATCTATAACTGGTATATTATTGTAATTTAAATGGTTAATAAATAATTTTTTATTTTTCACGACAATTGTATTGTAAATTGTTAGTAAATCTTTACCTCTGTCCCATGGAATACATTCATTTTTAATATTTTGGCGTTCTAATAAAAAGGAATAAATAAATCCTTTATATTTTTCTTCCTTTTCTATTTGATTAACATTTTCTAGGGAATATTGAATTGATTTTAATGTTGAGGAACAAGGCTGTAGATTGTAATTATCGTGCATAAACCCTGGATTCTTTTTTCTATAATAACAGATAAATTTGTAGAGATCAAGACTAAATATTTTAAACATAAACAGAATTATTGTTATAATAAATTTACAATTATAAATTATATAGGTTGGAATTTTTTTTAAAATAAATATAAATCTATCAAATCTGGTTTCCTGTTTATATGTTTTTATTTCTTCTGATGCTTCTAAAATAATATCTAATCCATTTTTCCTAGCATACATAATACCACCACCTAAAGCACACGGTTTCTTATCCATACCACAAGAATAGAGTGAAATATCAAATAGCATATCACTAAATTTTTGTTTAAATTCTCCACCTTGTACACGGTCTTCAATAAATAAACAGTTTTCTTTATCCTGTAATTTTTCTAGTTCTGATGTATCTAAATCCTGTCCAAAAAGATGCGAAATAACACAGATATCATAATGGTTATTTGCAATTTCAGGTGTTACCAACACTTTATTATAGTTTTCATTCATAGGTAGAACTGTAATATTTTGGGGTTCGAAAAACAATTCTATTATATTTCTAAAAGATGTGTGATGAATAGGTGAAACTAGAATTTTCTGGTTGTCCTTTTTGTCTAAAAGTTTTTTTATAATAGTATGGAACAATGACCGACATGATGAACCATAAAGCGTATTTTTTTTTCTATTTATAATTTCAGATTTATTATAAATAAATAAGTATGTAAAATGTAATATAAAATCAAAAAATGATAGTGGTAAATAATCTAAACCAGCGGAAATCATTTTGTTTAATAATTAATAATTTAAATGTTTAAATAGTATTACTATAGAATAAAATAATCAAGAAAAATAACTAACTGTCCCACTTTGGCCCAAATATCTCCAGGTTCCGCCGCCCCCGCGGTGCCGGGCGCTGTAGGTGTGGTTGCTGTAATAGTTATCGTACCACTAATACCGACCTGACCGGCTAGGTTCAACTCTACCACTTCATTCGCAGTAAAAACTAAAGAGGATTTAACGCTTATAGATCCGCCAGTGCCGCCAATAGAAACAGCTCCGGCACCTGGGTTAATACCCGATCCCGTAAATTCATTATTCTGTCTAACAAATACATAAGCTTTATATACTAAAGCATTTGATGGTAGTGATACGGTTTGTGCGTATGTGAGTGTGGTCGCGTGCGTGCCTGCCTCGGCTAAAGTTTTACCAGCTTCGAAGCCATTATAGTCATACACAACCGTTTTTCTAAGCGGCATTGATTTAGAAATAGCGTTTTCTAGGTCAATATTTCCATTAACTTGAAGATTTTTAAATACTCCATCTTTTAAACATCCGGCTTCACCCATTATATATATATATTAGATATTATATTTTTAAAAATATTTTAACTTGATATAGAATTTGTAATATCTATATAAAATCCAATAGTCTCTTTTTCTAGATCTAAATTATCTGGATTATATATTGTAAGAATATAGTCATTGCCGACAAACATTCCTGAAACGATTATAGTAGACACAATAGAAAATGTTTCTGAATTATTACCAGTAAATCTTTCTGTTATACCACACTTAACTATAGCTAAAGGATTATTGTTGCTATCCTTATTTGTAATAAAATTTTTAAAATCTATTATTTTTAATATTTTATATTTTTTTGATGTAATATCAATAGTTAAATTAAAAATGAAAATATTCGTATTTAAATCAATCGGAGAATAAGCAGAAAAAATATACCAGTCAGTGATAAGGTATGTAGTTATTGGTACGAGTTGAAGTGTAGAAACAATATTGTTATAGTCGTCGATATTTATATTTTTTTTTATATAATTTGTTTCTAATACTGTATTAACAATAACTTTTGAACTAGATGTAATATTAGTTATAGTTGCATTTTCATTAGGATTATTATAATCAACCGTTTCAATATTTAGTGAATTTGGATTAGCCACAATTGTATCTACAGTTAGTTTATTTCCAGATATTACTTAAGCATCCCAGTTCGCTCATTATTAATAATACACAAAATTCTTTAAATAATTATCCCAATATAGGTGTAATTATACTATTAGAACATCTTAGAACCATTTTAACATTTACCATATTATTATTTTTTTCAAAATATATGAATGAACCTGGTAGCAAATCAGTATCTTTATTACCATTGTTTAGCAATTTAATTTTTTTATACGTATTTTTATTAATAGAATGCTTCAGGATTGTATTGTTTCCATTTCCAGTCAAAAAACATTCAAACGAATCCTTATTAAATGAGATTACATCACTATTTAGTATATTAAGTTGTAGAAATTCATTCGGTCGAATTTTATTTCCTGTAAATATAGTTAAACTTGAATGATATTCTTCTTCTAAACTAACATTTAAGAAACTCTTAAAAATATTATTATTATCTTTATTTTTATTAATTCTAATTACACCATAATTCCTAAAATAATATACATCTTCATTGATAATTTCTACAATATCATCACCTACTGTGTTAGAATATCCAAAAATACTATTTGTCTGTGGTAGTGTTGGGATATAATTCTGCGTTGCAATACCTTCTAGAGAAATTGATAGTTTTAATGCTACATTCGGAGCAGTAAATTTATTGTTAGAATTAGAAACCCTGCCTATTTCACCAAAATTTTGATCCCATTGTGGATTTAATCCTAATAGTGTTGTACCTATTCCATGATTATACCATATATCTGACGAAACTATACCCGTTGTATTATTCATACTACTACTTAATTTTAAATCATTAGAAAGGGTTGTGTTATTTTTACTATTCGCTAGTGTATTATCCCAATGATTCACACATTTAAGTTTATTCTCACTATCAACATGTACATTTAAATAATTAATCATATGATAAATTAAAGTTATTGTAGAATTTGCCATAGGGTCTTCAAATTCCAAATGTACATTCCTTCTTTTATTACTATTATTATTTAGATATCCGTTTATTTCATAATTTCCTATATCTTTAGAATTAGAAAAATCTATTGTGTATATATTTTTTTTAGGAACGTGTTTTTTTGATATATATGATGTCATTTTTCTATAATAAATTGAATCTAATTTAGGCTTATCAGTAACCCAATGTTTACTATTATTTTCTACATATACAGTTAAATTTTTAAATGTGTCATATGTTCCCCAATAACCGGTAATTATATTACTATAATTAAAAATATCATTCTGATTTGTTCCATTATTTTCATTTAATAATATTGCTAAATTTGTCTGTGTAATATTTATATCTCTATTTATTCTATTATTATGCCTTATAACAAAATATATATATTTTACTGGACCATCTACCAGTATATTAGAACAATCTACAACTGTATCTAATAATTGATGGTGCATCTTATAATTATCAAAATAAATACGATATGGATTATTTACATTTTTATATGAATTATATAAATTATCGATGGTTTTAGTTAATTCTATATCATTATTATTATTTTCTGCTCTTATGCTATCATAGATAATATCTATACTTGTTATTTTTGTATCTTTATATGTAGAATAAGCAACACTCCCAAAAGAATTTATTAGTTCCTGAATAGGACGGGTTTTAATAGTTAACGAAAGACACATGTCTCTAATATTATTACTTTTATTTACCAAAAATTGTGGGAAAGCACTGTCATTATTTTTTGAAAACCAAAAATGTAATGGAATATATAAAACATTTCTAGAAGTTTCATATATTTTCATTGTTTCATAATCAGCATTTTTTCCTATTAATGACCATTCTTCATTATTTTCATCAGTTAATTCATTATGTATATCCAACCATAATCCATAATCTATTTGTGATGATATTATTTCCTTTCCGAATGCATTTAATGTAATACTTTCTATTATAGAATGCCCGATACTATCTACCCAATTAAGATATCCATTATCAGCTGGAACAGCGGCATCCACAATAAGGTTAGGGAGTTCGATTCTTAAGACCATATCTGTTATCCATCCATCAAATTTTTCGTCTATATAAATAGGACCATATGTTCTTCCGAAATCTAATTCACCAGAATTATTTAATTCCTTTACTGTCTTTTTTTTTTCAAAATAATCAAAAATAGTTGGGTCTGGATTATATAAATTAAAGTTTTTGTTATTTTTTAAAAATCTTTAGCCATTATTATACTATTAGTTATTATAATTAATATCTCTTAAATTATTATATATAATGGTTATTGAAAAGAACTGTGAAGATGTTCCATTTAATTATCTTAGAAACATAGATTTAACTGGCGGAGGAGGTGGAGGTCTTACAGATATACCAAATCCACTTATTTTAAACTCTTTACAAACCACTAGTTCCGCTAGTTTAACTCTCCGAACTTTAGAAAACCCTACTAATTCTAATATAGAAGAATTAGAGATTTTAGCTTCTGGAAATGATCCAGCAGGAAATGAAGCGCCTTTAGCTATTCGTTCTTCAAAAATATCTGTCGTGTCTGCAAATAACAATAATAAGTTAGATATAGGAGAAACGGATTGTACTGTATCCAGTAACACTGGCAATGTAAATATTACAGCAACTGCAGGCGATGTTTCTATTAATTCCGGTGGTACACAAGGGACTACTATTAGTGCAAATAATGATTGTAACGTATTAAGTGCTACAGGAAAAGTAATTATTACAGCAACTGGTGGGGATGTAGATATTAATGCGAACGATGATGCTATTAATTTAAACTCTGACTGGGATATAAATTTAACGGCTGGGTTTGATATTTCTCTTGAGTCTGATAGCGACATGCACATCGAAAGCATCGCAGGGACCGTAACTATAACAAGTCACGATAGCAATGTAAATATTTTATCAGAAAAAGGTAATGTATTTATTAAAGGAAATGCTAATGTAATACAAAATTCTTATAACAATTATTTTGTTCTATTACCTAAAAAACGAGTTAAGGGAATACCAGGCCAAGCCCCAGGATACCAACCACCACCATTCGAACCCCTCACAAATATTGGTACAGGTATTAGCGATGTAACAGAATTAAATGAATTAATAATTAATAGTAGTTATAATATCGTAACGAATTTACAAATTAATATTGAAGGATTAATAGCAAAACCTATAGCAAATAATTGGACTAATAATACAACACCAGATGGATTTGCAACATATATAAACTGTGGAATTATATGTAATAATGGCGCGTCAGGAAATAGCGAACAATGGATATATCAAATAAAACATAATGGAACAAATTCTGATGGACAGGCAGTAGATGTAAATGGTATTATAAATAAAATAAGAATCCTATGTGTTTCTTCTGCTGTAACAACTACAACAGTAGACACAAATAAATATAAAATAGGTATTTTTGCTTCTTCATCTAGTTCTATTGATATTTCTGGTGATTTAGATTCAAGTAAAACAACAAATACAGAAATTCTTACAACTGGAATATATCCGGAAGTTTATTTTAAGACTATAAGAAACTATACAAATAACTATGTAGACGATAATGGTGCATTGGTACGAGAAGGACTTAATTTAGATAATAAATACTTATATTTATTTTATTATTCATATACTACTGATATTGAAAATAAAGTGTTCTCAAATGGTAAATTTATAATAACATTGGATGGTTGTTCTGAAGAATTTAATAGAGAAGACTTTTAATTATTGTAACTAAATACAATAACAAAAAAAATAAAAAAAAATAAATTATACAATAATATATACCACACACACACACTATAATAATATATTTACATAACCGTCATGGTTTCAGTATCAACGTGTTCCTTCCTGAAAAACCACCCTTCTTGGGATTCCATCCACCAACCATTACGGTAGTATTTGGAACCATATTGAGGATGAGACTTTAGGGGCTTAAGAAGGAAACCACGACCATATTCAACAACCCATTCAAGGAGGGCGGATGAATATTCGACTGCACCATGGCGGATGAGTTCATCATAGTGCTCTTTCTTGAAAAACCACCCTTCATGAGATTCCATCCACCACCCATTACCGTAATATTTCTTACCGTAATCCGGATGATCCTTAGGAGCACGGACAAGATACCCCTTACCATAGGTCGTAATATCTAGACTGGTAAGGTCCACCTCTTCACCTTCATCACTATAGACGGAATCTTCATCGGTAGACATTTCTTCACTATAAACACTATCTTTACCATCATCTTCCTCACTATCTGTGCTATACATCGAACTTTCACCATCAGTAACTGTATATGTTTCAGTATCTACAACAACATCTTGGTTATCAACTAGTACAACATCAGAAATATATTCAGCACCAAGTTCAACAAGAGTGTTCAACTCAGACATCTTAAAAAACCAGGCATCATGCTTCTCAATCCACCATCCTCCCATAAAATATTTTTCTCCGGCCCTCCAATCATCCTCAGCAGGACGGAGGAGAAGACCACCCTTAAACACCTCAAGGGTCATATCATATAGTTCTAGATTATAAGATTCATTGTAATACAATTCTCCCTGAGGTTCCGATTTGAACATACGGAACTCTAGTAGACTCGGGTCCATTGTAGTGCAGTTATGGAGGACACCTTCCATATCCTCCTTGTTATGACTACAATCGGTTTGAAACATAAAGTTTCCATCGTAGAATGCGTTGACTGTGTAAACTGGTTGCGTGGTATGGTTAGATTGGGACATCTTGTTATACTTACTTATATTGTTATTTCCTAAAATCAATTTTTTTTTAATTATTATTATTATTTTAATTTAAAATCTAATTTTTGATATCATCAAGAGTTAATTTTTTTCGGTTAAAGGGATTCTCTTCTTTTTCCATTAAACATCTACTTATTATATAGCGGTCCATATAAATATCAGTATCTGGTATTTTTACAGGACATTCTATAATACTACTACAAATAGGATCTCTTGTAAAATCCTGACTATTTTTATAATCTATCTGTAATTTAATCGTTTCAATAAAATTAGTAAATAAATAATTTTTATTGTTATAACTCTCATTATAATTGTCCCAACATAATTTACATAATGGATTTATATCTGATGAAAAATAGTCTAGAACTGAGTTATAAGATTTTGAAATTAAAGTTCTTATAATAATGTTTATTAAATCAGCCAGGTTTTTATTAATATCGAGTATTACTTTATTTCTAAAAATAGAATCAAATAAAGTAAATATAGTTTCTATATATATATTTCTAATTTCATATGATAGTAGAATATCTTTATTTATTTTTCCTATAAATGTTAGATATGCAATGATAACTTCAGTTTTATATGGTGATACCTTTTTAATCTGGTTAAGAAATGTATAAGCTATTTTTTTCTGATAGTTTGTATTTACAACACGTATAATTGAACCTTTATTTTCCATTTTATCATTCAGATCTGCAATATTTAATAAATATAATTCTATATCTATATCGGTTTTAGAAATTTTGTAAGCTATATTAAATATTTCTCTAAGAAATATTGTAGTTGATATTTTTTTAAGAAATATATCATTTTTAGATTTAAGTGTTAAATCGAAATAGAAATTACTATATTCTATAATAAATTCTTTACTCTGGATTATTAGAGATTGCATTATTACTTTAGAGAATGTTATAAAATCAAATATATTTTTATAGAAAAATGGATTATTCTTTTTATAAATATAAATTATATTATAAACATCTCGATTCCTTATTTTATAAAAATATTTTATTAGATAATCTATAAAATCTTCGATTGAATAATAAAGACCTTGTAGTATTCCATTAAGATAAAGTCGTCGCTTTATTATATCATTTTTTTCTTGTGTTAAAATCGTTAACTCTTCATGTGTAGAAGCCTGTTCAAGTTCATTCCTCAATATAATCAGGTCTGCTCTACGTAAATTTAATTCTTCATAATAATTAATAACCCCTATATCTAATAAATGAACTATTTTATCAATAATATAGGTCTTAATTGTTGAATCCTCAGAATATTTAAATTTTCTATTAAATAGTTCAATAAAAAAATAGGTTAGATTTATTAAATGTCTCTCTTTGCGTTGGTACATAATATCACTTGTAGTTGATGCTTCTAGATACTGTGATTTTAAAAAATAATTGTCTATTATATAATTTGTCGTTGGCATTATAAGTTCATATGAATAATTATCCAAAAATATAATTAAGAAATCAACAAACTGCCGATTAATTACAACATTAAAATCCTTATCTTCTATAAACATTTGAATAATATTATAACTTGATGGATGTGATAAAAACATTGCATCTTTAAATACATCCATCATCTTCTGACTCTTTGAAATACTCTCCAAAAAATCCATTTTACTATATATGTTTTCCTTTAGTTTAATATAAATTAAACAGTATAAAGCTTCTTTATTTGCATAAGAAAGTCCTATATGTACTTGATTATCGTCATACTTAGAAATCGTAAAACTCATTGTAATATTATAATAATATCCGTTATATAAATTTTAAATATTAACTTTAATTAATTACCATCCACGACTGCTTGTATGGTCCTTCAATAATTTTTTTGCATTTGTTGTTATCTGTTTATGTTTTTTTTCAGATATATCTGTTTTTAATAATTTTACCAATTCCTCACTTGACGAAACTACAAAACAATTCACACCATCCTTAAAAGGTGTTTTCACATTATCTACCCACTTAGAATTCAAAACCAATATACAATCCATATAAATCGCCTCTAAAAATGTATACTGGCTACCACCACCATCATTTTTTATCGATGATAAATCCACCATATACTTACAATTATCTAATAATCCCTTTAGGTCTTCAAAATCCTTTCCGAATTTCCCTTTATAGTATTTACTAAAATTAGTATGTCTTAATTTATGGTATATATATAAATCATTCAGAGCACCATAGATTTCTACCTGATTTTTCTTCGCCAATTTATTATTAGCCTCAACCACTAAATGGGTGTTTTTATCAAAATCTACTCTGGAAATAGAGATATTCCTTGTTTTTTTCTTAATACTTGTTTTATCAAATGGGAATTCATAAAGAGGGTGATACAAAAATTTGCTTTTTATACCATGCTTTTCCTTTAATAGTTTCTGGACGGTTTTTCTAATTGTTATAACCTTATTCCTTTTAATGAAATCTAATACCTCTTCCTTTAATTCTGTTGGGTCATGAATAACTATTGTTGCACCCTTTATAAATGGCAAATATTCATAGAATTTTTTATCAACAGCAGTTATAAGCAAATTCGGTAACTTTACTACATCTTTTATCGAAAGATTCCTATAATTTACACCATAACCATATGGACGCTCCTTAGACTCTGTTTTATTTGAGATCCGGTACAATTTATAATCCTTTTTTAACGCAAGGTGCGATGTAAAAGAAACCCAACCACCATACACAGGTTTAGCCATATAAACCAAATTATATTTCTTATTTTTTTTAGTTCTTTTAATATTCGACATATAATAATTAAATAAAATAATATAAGGGTATATAAATCTTTATTGTAATGGATTACGTCCAGCAAAATTGCGAAATTAGATATAAATGTTCACTAGAAAGGGTTATAGACGGCGATACCATTGATGTCTGTATCGATTTGGGGTTCGATGTCCTAACTCGTAAAAGATGTAGACTTCTTGGTATAGATACACCCGAAAGTAGAACATCTGATAAAGAAGAAAAAAAATATGGACTACAAAGTAAAAAAAAACTACGTGAATGGTGCCTCAAAGCAATCGAATCTGATAAAGATGATATTCATCTTGAAATCCGCTGTAAAAAAGGCAACACGAGCGATAAATATGGACGAGTTCTTGCCGAAGTATGGGTCATTGATGGTGAAACCGAAACAAATATTAATGGATGGCTATGCCATAACCACTACGCGGTCCCATATAATGGCCAGAATAAAGATGATATTAAAGACGCACACCTTAAAAATCGTGAAATCATTGGGACTCTACTCTAGTTCTACACCGCATAATAGATTTTTGTTATAAAAAAAGACGTAATACCATAACAATATAAAGATTACTATCCAGTGGACGTATATCGTTTTAGTTAGATTTTTATTATTCCATTCTAATCCAAATAAATACATAAAAGGTTCATATAACCACCTCATATAGACTTCAGAAAAGGCCGAATCTGTGCTGGAATCCTTGAGCCCACCTACTTTCTGTGTTAATACTGTAAATAAACACATATCATCGAATAATCCCCAGTGTAAGGGAACCAACATAATAGATAGATACATATATATAAAACTATGGGGCATCATATTTTTTGGTATTGTATAAATTAGAACCGGTATAAATAGAAAAAATACATGTATCCAATTTAAAATTGTTGCAAGCATTATAATACTATTGATTATTTTATTTTATTTTAACTTAATTTTATTGGACCATTCCATCATCATCACCATTATCACTATTATAATTACCAAGGAAAGGGCCAGTGACAGGTATGCCGACGGACACGCGGAAGATTTTTAGCTTCACCCTGGTGCTTAGTGTCGTCGACTTCCAGAGCGGGTATAGCTGGTTGAACATTGATCGTGCCACCGCTAGCCTGGTGTCGACGTCAATGTCGGTGTTGCCGTCGTACTCGATCATCGACCCGGGGTGTCTTAATACGGTGACGATCTGAAGCTCTTTGCCGCCGCCGATGCAGACCTTGTCCGCGTCCTTGGTCTTTCCCCGGTGCCAGTGCCAGGGGCAGTGGCAGTGGCAAGGAAAGGACCAGTGCCAGGGGCAGTGGCCTGTCCATTATTTTTTTTAGAATTCATTTCCGAATTATGTTCTTTAACCAGAGCACGGCGTGCTTTTATTATAGCTATTTCATCCGTTTCGCCTTCCGGAGCTGTTTTTTTTAACAATAACCAAGATTCTATTATATCGAATAAATAGACACCATAAATATAGTCTAAATTCGACCATAAAAATGGTTCAAATATGAAATCTAAATCCGTATCAACTGCAAGTACTGCCAAATCTTCTGCTATTTTATCATCAAGGAATAGTATTTTATATATAGATTCATCATAAAAATGTTCACTATCTAAATATTTTTGTTTAGACCTAGTAATTATGCCACTATATCTATCTGTATAAATCTTCACACCCTTATGTTTTAATTCTGATTGGGTTTTTAAATCAAATTCTTCTATCTCTCCATTATTAACCTTTAAATAATATAGATAGGTTTCTACCTGGTATTGTATTAGTTTAATAAACGATAGTCTACCCTTTGTCCATTTATCTTCATTAAAAAGTGTTGGTCTAGATAAATTTTCCTTTTTTACCCATGAACTTACCCAGTCATAATAATAATAATTATTAGCACTAACAACATAAGTTACATCTTTTACAATCTCCGCCAACTGAGTCGGTAGGTGTTTCTCTGGTTGGGTGGTTCTTGCACCACGTAAAGTTTTTAATTCATATAATAAGTCATCTGTAATCCGTTGAATTTCTAATTCTAATTCTTGAGGTATATTAGACCTATTATCTTTCGAGAAAATTTCAATAAATGAGGACGTATCTTTATGACTTAATTTTATATGATATAGTTCTGCTAAGAATTTATTTATTGTTGTAGGGTCTATTTGTTCACGACTACCTGGTTCTGTCTTTTCCACTAGATTATGTATATCCCTAATAAAAACCTTTATGTCCTCGTTTTCACCATCTTCATTTTCAGTTAAACTATAATTCTTAAGCAATCCAACAATTTGAGTTCTATAAAATTGTTCTTTTAATTTTTCATCATTAGTATTTGATACTGTTGTTTTAATATTTTTTAGTAGTTCTATCAAAATATTAGACTGATTTACTGGATTTGTAGCACCACGATTACTTCCACCGGCACCTCCATCTTGTAAAAATTTATTTTTTTTAGATTTATTTTTAGAATGTTTTTTATTTTTCTTTGTTTTCTTAATTTTTTTTAATGCCGGTTTGCGTAGTGGTCCCTTACGACCATTTCCACTCTGTGGTGCTTCAGTAATCATCGGTGTTGCTGGTGCTAAAGTATTCGTTGTGATCTGTGATGCTTCTGCTTCAGTATTCATCTGTGGTGGTGGTGCTGGTGCTAAAGTATTCAATTTTTCTAGTATATTAATTACTTCATCAGCATTATCCTTAAATCTCTCATAATTCTTGGGCCAGTCCTTCTTAGACATTAAACTAGCATGTTCGCCACTATTTACAAAAAAGCTTATTAATTTTATTAATCCCGAAAAATCATTGCTTGTATTATATTTAAAAAAATCGGCAAAAAATTCTTCAAAAGATATGTAACCTTTTAACATTTTATTTAATTTCTGTTTTTTCACCGCCAACTCCTCCTCCGTCTCTGCCGTCACCTTATTAAACTCATTTATATATTTTGATAGTTCTTGCATCGAACTAACTTTATTTTTAACATTGTTTTGATATAAAACAAAAGGTTGGTTCAATACCATTTGTCTAAACTGGTCTGATAATATAAGAAGATTATCAGTCGAGTTTAGATACCAGTTGTTAGGAGAATCTCTATTTCCTATTACACCATCACAACTTTCCCAAAAACGTGCCTTTATCTGTTCTATCTGTTCTGTGGCTGAACCTGTTCCAAATTTTTGCTGTCCTAATTCTTCTAATAACATTTGAATATTTGGATTTCCGGTTGGCTTGCCGGCATTAACAATTCTTTTTGATAGATTCAAATAATCTAATAAAGAATCAATCAAATTTTTTACTCCTGTTAGTTGATCCGGTAGATCATCAACAACTTTTTTTAATACGTTAAAGTCATTATTTGTATGGTCAATATTAAGAGTAAGATTTGAAAATTCTCCAGATTTGTGGTCTTCGGTAATCTCATTATCAAGGGTGAGCCTGTTCTGCAATCCTTTTGAATCAAACTCGGAATGTCTTGGAACATTCTTGCGTTTTCTTTTTGAAGCAAATGCTTCACGTTGAAATCCATACAAAACGGTTTTTATTAAAACTTTTAATTGACGAGGAAGATCTTCACTTACTAATGCGCCAATATTTACTACTCTATCAATCTTTTTTAATTGTTCTAATTGTTCTAAAATATCATCAAATTCAAACAAATCTTTTAGATGTTTTACTAATTTTTCATTTAAAGCCTTATTAGATAATCCTT